AGCAGACTATATGAACCTATCTGCTAATAATATGACTGTACAGGGTGGCATGGGTATTATTGGCGGTACTGCTGTTGATTTTGTCGGCAATGGAGCTGTATTTGATCAAGGGGTTAAGGCTCCAACATTTCATGGAGATCTAACAGGTAGAGCTGATGAAGCAATTTCGGCAGACACATCAGTATTTGCTGCTACAGCAGGAGCTGCACCAACTGGTCTGGCAGGAGCAGCAGAAGGTTGGACAAATACAAATACAGCTGTGCCAGCAAACATTGAGGATGTAAATGCAGCAAACTATGCTGTACCAGATGCATCTTCGGTAACCGAATATCTTACAAAACTTAATGGCGGTATTCGTAAGGTCAAGGTAGACAATAATAATTACATTAAAAACAAAATTGACCCTAAAGTAGATACTGGTGGCATTCTCTATAATATTGATGAGGTGACACCTGACCTAATTAGATCAAGACTTAGAAATAAAAAGAATGCTGAGAACAAAGCCTTCCTTGAATTTATTCTTAAAAATCAATTAATCAACAATAGTTATTTTGAAGAAAAAACACCAGCTGGTTATGGTAGATCAACACAAAGAGAGACATCGCCTGTTGTTGGTACTACTTCATTTGGTCCTAGTGGGCAGACTAATACAGTATCAACATCTACAAAAATTCCTACTAAAAATATTATACCAGATCCAGAATTTAATTATTTAAATCTCGGAGATATAACGTCTCGTACCAAGCTGTCAAAAAATATTACAATGGCAACTTTCTTGGGCACCAAAGATCCAACAAACATTGATTTTATCAGAGACCAAGAAGTCAAACGACAAATTGCAAAGTATTTAACAATACATGCAAACATACTTGAAATAGTTAATAATGAAAAAACGTTATTGAAAAATCTTATTGTAAAACCAGTTGAAAGTATTTACAGACCGGGTGAATTCGAAATATTTGATACCGGATCTGATACTGATTTAAAAATCAAGGGTCGATTAGTAATATATGATATTGTTGATAAAACCACAGGAAAATCTAATCCAACCCAAATGTATGATCTTGCTGTATTTCTTAAAGACAGAATACCATTTGATATCATTTCTCTTGAATATGATAATATTAATATTGTGGATGATGAATATAATGCTAGAATGGCTATCTATCTACCTGAATTAAATCAGGACTATCAGGGGGATTTTAAACAAAAAATTAATACCAAATTTAATGGTGAGATAGTATCGCAAAACGAGTTTATAGAACTCCAAGCAAATAAGAAAGAAATTACACCCATACCATATACTGAAGAAATAAAAAATAATAAAATATTTGATTATAAAGTATCAATAAAGAATTCAACTATTGATCGTAAATATATTAAAGACCAATGGGTATTGAGAAACCTATCTGATAATGCTGAGGAAGTATTGCTTAAAATTCTTGAAAACGAATTCAGTGATCTTATGTCTTTATGCAACTTTCAAATCTATACAACACCACAAGGTATACTTCCCAAAACTAAAGGTAGTAGAAAAACAACCTCTCAGCATTTAAAAGGTAAAGCCTTTGATATAAGTGTTGCTGGCTGGTCTAATGATCAAAAGAAATTATTTATTAACAATGCACTTACGGTAGGTTTCCAGGGCTTTGGGTTTTATCCAGAAACTGATGAATATAACTTTATACACATTGATATGGGACCAGCAAGGTGGTGGAAAGCAACAGAGTCTTGGGCGGGTGATAATGTCTTAAATGATTGGGTACCTCACATAAATAAGAATCGCAAACGAGAAAATCCATATTTAAGCTTATAAATAAGTCTAAAGGTTGAGACATGGTAACAAGAGTAAAATCAGCAGAAGATGGTAATTTAAATGTCGGTACAATACGGGCCGCCAGAAGTGTGCCATTTTCTGATATTGATCTTACCTTTGCCATTAAGGATAATGGTGAACTTAGAAAGAAAAAAGAAGCGGCTGCAGTAAAGCAGGCCATTAGAAATCTTCTTCTTACTAACAAATTTGAAAAACCATTTAACCCCGACTTTGGTGGCAACCTAATAAATCTACTTTTTGAATTAGCTGGTAGTTCAACTAATATTATTTTGAAAAAAGATATCATTAAAACCATAAATGAATATGAACCACGTGCAAATGTATTGGACGTTTCTATACAAGATGGTACTGATTATAACTCAATATATGTAACAGTTACTTTTAGAGTAATGAATAGTAGAGAAGTAATTTCAACAACAACTGCTTTATCAAGGTTGAGATAGTATGGCAACAACAATAAAATCATCATCATTAGATTTTAATTCTTTAAAGAATAATCTAAAAACCTATTTGCAAAATAGTGAAGAGTTTGCGGACTATGATTTCGAAGCATCCGGTCTTTCAAACATTCTAGATGTGTTGGCACATAATACACATATGAATGGCCTCTTGGCAAACTTTGCTCTTAATGAATCATACTTATCAACTGCTCAATTAAGAGGTTCCGCTATCTCTTTGGCAGAAGGCATTGGTTACATACCCGACTCTGCAACAGCTTCTCAGGGTCGTGTTAGAGTATATTATACAACTTCTACTACACCACGTGAATCACCAGTAACTCTTCCGGCCTATACTCAGTTTAATGCAACGGTTGATAATGAAACATATACATTTCTTACAATTGAGCCATATGTTGCTACTGATGATGGAAATGGTTTTTATGAATTTAAAACTGATCTTGGTCTTAATGAAATTACAATTTATGAAGGCACACTTAAAACCAAAACATTTCTTGTAGGTGAATATCAGGATAATCCCGTATACGTAATTCCAGATACAGGTTTATTTGCCGATAGTGTTACCGTAAGGGTTTATCCAGATGCTACTTCAAGTGAATTTACAGACTATACAAATATTCTTAATGCAACTACTATTAACGCAAGTACCAAAGTTTACATCTTAAGAGAATCACCTAATGGTTATTTTGAATTGTCTTTTGGTGATGGTAATACGTTTGGTATTGCTCCTGCATCTGGTGCTAAGATAGAAGTGATTTATCTTTCCACTTCAGGAGCTGAAGCGAATGGTGCTAATAGATTTACTGCTGCGCAGCAATATACAACAGGTGGTGATAATTCAATTACAGTTGATTTGATTACTACAACCCTTCAAAGAAGTGTTGGTGGCAAGCCAAAAGAATCTATAGAATCAATTAGAAAAAATGCTCCATTCTCATATGCATCTCAAAACCGCATGGTGACAGCTGCTGACTATTCGTCTTTGATTCTTAAAAACTATTCCTCACTCATTAAGGATATTATTTCTTGGGGTGGTGAAGATGCAGCTCAGCCTGAATTTGGTGCCGTGTTCACTTCTATACTATTTGAGGATGGTATTTCAGATAATACAATACAATCAGTTAAACAAGGTATAGTAAGTCTTGCCGAACAACTTGCTGTAGCATCATTTAATCTAAGATTTGCAGATCCTGTTACTACTTTTATTGAGGTTGACACATATTTCCAATTCAACCCAACCAAAACCGATAAAACATCTAATACTGTAAAAGATGAAGTAAACACAGTAGTCGGCAATTATTTTACTAATAATACGGGTGTTTTTAATAGTTCATTTAGAAGATCAAATATGTTATCCTTGATTGATGATGTAAACACTGCTGTACTATCATCTCGTGCTGATATTAGAATGCAGAGAAGATTTACCCCAACTAATCCTAACCTAGTAACTGTAATTAATAATATTACTGATACTGGCAATCTTACAGGTGCCGAACTTGATTATGTTGTTAAACTAGTAAATTCTAGAAACTATAATGGCGCTGCCAATTTCCTTTTAGATTTCTCATCACAGAACTATACATCTATTCGCACTACACTGTCAACGACCGCTATATCAAATGTACAACAAATTATATATCCAGTGCCATTAGCGGAACCTGACAATAATCAATATATTATAACAAGTAATACCTTTGTTTATAAAGGTATTAATTGCCAATTGAGAAATGCTCTTAACAGTAGAACAATCAATATTATTAATGCCGGTTCAGGGCTCACCGTATTAGAGGGTGTTGGTACCTGGCAGGATAACAAAGTAACCGTTGATTACTTTATCCCATCTACTATTTCAGGCACTGATACTCAAATAGCATTGTCTGCAGTACCTGCAAACCAAAGCGCCATTACACCAATTAGAAACGATCTTTTGGTTTATGATCCAAATAGATCTTCGGTGAATGCTGTATTGGTAACAGCGGAGAACTAAATGAGTCATTCGGGCGATAAGACACTTTTAGACAATAAAAGAAATAATTTAAATCTTCACAGGTCTGAAGTAAAAAAACTTCTGCCTGCTTACTTTCAAGATGATTATCCTAAGCTAATTCGTTTATTGGAACTATACTATGAGTGGTTAGATAAGCAGGATGGCTTTGAAGATAAGATACACAGACTAAATGAAAAAAGAGATGTAACTATTGTTTCAGAATCTTTGCTTGAATTTTTAGAAGATGAATTATTATTAGGTAATGCCTACTTTGGTGGTTTCCTCAATAAAAGAGAAGCCATAAAATTTAGCAATCTTTTATATCGTTCTAAAGGTACTAAGTATTCCATTGAACAATTTTTTAGGGGATTCTTTGGTGTAGACCCGGTGATCATTTATCCTAAAGAAAGTATTTTCAAAGTTGGACCTGAAATTGATTATGAATTAAACGCCACAAATACTAATGGCGAACAGGTTAAACAACCAGCTTCAACACTCGGGCCCGAATCTTTTAAATATATTACTGATGATAAATTATATCAAGTACTTTCAATTTTGATTAGAGTTAATATTCCTATTGACCAGTGGGTTGATGTTTATAAACTTTTTGCCCACCCAGCAGGCTTTTATATTGGATCAGAGGTTCTTATTGAGGTTGTAAATGAAAACTGGGATTATGACGGTGATACTAATGTCGGTATATTTACACCATTCTCAGAGGAAGAGGGTATAAGTTATACTATGGAATTTGGACCCGGTGAGGAACTCACTACATTTACAGCTTCAACATCAATTGCTACTACGCAGCCTGATGCATATGTAAGTGTAACAACAATCGAGGAAGAGTAATGGGATTCCGAAGACAAGTTGTATATCAAAGAATAGATGAACTGCAAAATTATGACCTGCAATCATTTGAGGGTTTAGACTTAGATGAGCTGTTTGGTCCAAGTGGTGTAACCTTTGATGATAGTGATACTTTAAATGATCCTGAATATCGTGACGCTGTATCTATGGATAATGATGAATATGGTTATGGATTTTATGATAGTGTTGCAGCCCAAATAACATCATTGGTAAATGGAGCTGTTACTTTACCAGAACGTTGGTCTTTTCTACAGGAATTGGTTGGAATTTATCAAAAAGCAGATATTACAAATTCAGCTACTATAGAAGGTGCTGATGTACAAGCGATTTTAAATTTTAAAGAAGGCAATAATACTAATACCTTTGAACAAGATAATTGGATTCGTGAACATATTTTACCATACAATACTTTATCACAACCAAGTGTTCTTACTTCTAGGTTTGATCAAAATAAATGGTATACAAGATATGATAGTATAAATGATTTTGATTCTGTAGGTAGGGCATTGGTTGGCACAGATTCTATAGGTTATCACGGAATTACTCAGTGGTGGTAGTATAAATAATACAAAGAAAATTAGTAGGCAAATAAATGGCTAGACAAATTATTAACACAGGCACAGTTGCCAATGATGGTACAGGAGATACATTACGTATTGCAGGTACCAAAATAAATGAAAACTTTGCCGAGTTGTATTCAACTGTTGGTGGTGACGTTGGTGGATCGACAAGACTAACCGATAGTGGTGTTACCTTCTTGGGATTGTCATACAATACAAGACTAGGTTTTGTTGAGGGTGCGGCGCTTGTATCTATAGACTTACCAAATGCCGGTGGTACATTATTAGTTGATACTGCAACGCAGACAATTACTAATAAAACTATTAGTGCGGATGATAATGATATATCCGGGTTGCCAGCTTCTAGTTTTGTAATTACTAATGGTTCTGGAGTTGTTGATGGTGCAGCTTCTGCTAAAGCAATTCCTTCTGGTGCTGTGGTTGGTACGACCGATACACAAACCATAACCAATAAAACACTTACTAGTCCGACAATTTATAGACCCAATATTCAACAGTCCCTAAGAGATTCTGCAGGATCTGACATTATTAGATTTGTAACAGTAGGTTCGGCTAATTCAATTCAGGTTTCTAATGCAGCAACAAGTAATAAACCAAAAATTGCTGCTGTGGGTAGTGATACTAACGTAGGCCTAGATATTAATGCTAAGGGTACTGGACAAATTAATCTTAATTCATCTTTAGTATTAGGTAATAATTCTATTGATTCTGCTGCTCCTACACTAGCAGCATATATGAAATCGCCTCTTACTATTTTTAATCACAGCGCATCAATTGCCGCAACCATGCCAAATGGTACTACAGTAGGTCAAAAGAAAACCTTTGTCAATAAAAACACAGGCACGGCAACAATTACTAAGACAGGTAGTAATTTAGGACCACATAATACATTTGCTGTAGCAAGGTATGGATCAGCATCATTAGTGTGGGATGGAACTGAATGGATAGTTCTTAACGATCCAACATCTACATACTTAACATTTACATAAGAGATAAACCATGGTAGCAATTATTACTAAAAAATTAAAAAAACTTTTTATACAGGATTTGCTTGATCAATACAATGCTGAAAACATTGGTGATTCAAATAATTACTATTACATTGGTTTAAGTAAATCTCAACCCTATAATGTAGAAATAGGGGGTACAAACACAGTATATGATCCAGATCCATCTGATTGGGATGAACGTAGTTTTAGAATGTCTCTTCAATCTGTAAAATTGGCCGAAGCTGTATCATTTGTCGTGCCTATTGAAACCTGGAGTACTAATACTAAGTATTTTCAATATGCTGATAATCTTCAACAGAATCCAAGATATTATGTCCGTACAAATGATAACAATGTATATGTTTGTATCAGGCATGGTAAAAACGCAGTTGGTACACATGTTGAGTCAACGGTAAAACCTGATCATACTGACACTACATTGCCTATTGAGTCAGATGGATATGTGTGGAAATATCTTTATACTATTACAACAACTGATGCTAACAACTATCTTACTGATACATGGATGCCCGTAAAGTATGTAGATTCTGCAGCCGCTACTGCACCTGAAGCTCCGCAGAAAGCTGTACAGGATGCAGCCATATCCGGTCAAATTATTGGATATAGAGTTGTTGCTAACCAAAGTGGTGCTGCGGCACAATATTCTCAAGCGCCATCTTTGACTGTAGTTGGAAATGGTACTGGTGCTACAGCAAGACCTATTATGTCATCAACTTCAGGAAACGCAACAATTGTGGCTGTTGAGGTAGGAGACTCAATCAATGCAGGGGCAGCAGGTTACGGCAGTTTGTTAAACTATATGGGCAGTAATTACAAATACGCTAATGTAGCAATTGACAATACTTATCTGGTGTCTGGAGCTGCACCCACAATTTATCCTGTATTTGCTCAAGACTCTGGTATGGGTGCCGACCCTACAGTTGATCTTAAAAGCAGAGCTATTATGTTTAACGTTAAACCTACTGGCGCTCAAAACGGTAAGTTTGTGATTGACCAAAACTATAAACAAATTGGTCTTATTAAAAATCCAAAACAATATGGATCAAATGCTCAGTTTACTACAGCTGAGGGTTTAGGACTTAAAAAATTACGTATTTCTCCAAAGCCAACAGGTGCAACTGGAGATCCATCTACTGGATATGCATTAACATTTAGTGATAATACACTTATTAATCAAACCACTGGCACAAATGCCGGTGCCAAAGCTTATTTAACATGGTATGATGATTCAGATACATTATGGTACCACCAAGATGAATATACAGGATTTACACCGTTTGATTCAGGAGAAACAGTCACCATTGATGGTAACAATGACCTGAGTACTACATCTATTTTTGGTATCTATAACACTGATACCCTACCCACAGGTGCAGGCGCAAATGGATATACATCATTTAATCCTGATATAGATAATTACTCTGGTGAAGTACTTTTCATCAACAACCAACCTGCAACAACACGTAACAGACTTGGTACTGAAGACATCAAACTTGTAATACAACTTTAAAGGTATAACATGGCTACTCAATATACACAAACTACATTTTTAAGTCAGTATAATGATGACTATCGAGACAGTGATCACTTTCATCGTATATTGTTTAATAATGGTCGTGCTTTGCAGGCTCGTGAACTTACTCAGATGCAGACTATTATTCAATCTGAGATTGCACGTATTGCAACATATCTTTTTAATGAAGGCGCAATTCTTAATACTAACGTAAGTCTTGCATCTGGTCCTAATGAAGGTGCTTTTACATTTATTAAACTAGAAAACCTTTCAAACATTGCAACGCCGTCAGCTTTGGTTGGCACAGAAATTACAGATGGAACATTATATGCAACTGTAAAGGCTGTTATACCATCAGAAACCGTAACTCGTAATGGTGTGGTAGTCACAGACCCTGATACACTTATTGTAAAAATGGGTAAAGGTGAACCAAACGTTGATACGTCATCTACAACTCCCGAACTTAATTCTTTAAGATTCCAAGCGGGCGCCACTATTACAACAGATGAGGGATCGGTAACTATAAAAGTTGGTACTGATGTTGTAGGTACCTGTACTCTTATTGATACTCCTCGCTTTGAATCATACGCAGCCGGCCATATGATAATGGTTGAAGCCCAAACGTTAGTTATTGATAAGTATTCTTCTACAGGATCAGGTATTGTTGGTTTTAGAGTAAATGAAGAAATAATTACTTCTGGCGACAATGTAGCACTATATGATAATTCTGGCACCACACCAAACCTCACATCACCTGGTGCCGACAGATATAAAATTACTCTTACATTGGGTCTTAAATCACAAGCGCCAGCAGGTTCTACATTCTTTGAACTATATCATGTAACCAAAGGATTATTTACTCTTGTAAAAACAAAAGACAATAATCTAAATTATGTTGGCGATCTAATAAATCAACGCACAAAATCAATAAGTGGTAATTTTATCGAAAGAAGTACCAGTGGTGAATTAAGTCTTTCCGTAGAAAATGATTCTGCGGATGATAATTATTTGGTATATGCTGTTACAGGCGGTACTGCATTTATTGAAGGCCAAAAGATTACACGTAAGTTTTTCAACACACAACGTGTTGAAAAACCAAGATCTCTTGTAAACGACATTCACACAGAAACCAATGAATTTGTTTCGGCGCGTTATGGTAGTTATTTCTTGGCAGATAGTGCTTGGGGGCTTCTTGGTAAAATAGATGATTATTCGGTTGTGAATTTATACACTATTGACAAGACCGGATCAAATCAATATCAACTTAGTTCTTTTGATTCAGCTGCTGGTGTAAACATTGGTACAGCAAGAATTAGACAAATCGATGAATATAACAATCAATATAGAATTCATGTTTTTGATGTAAGAATTACCGATGCTCAAAAGGGTATTAAAGATGTAATATCATTAGGTACAGATTCTGATAATCATGCTAACCTAGTATCTGTTTTGGGTTCTACTGACATCTATGACAGAACTGATGATAATCTGTTGTTCCCATTAACAAGGGATAGAGTACAGACTATTTCTAATCTAACTACTACTATTGGTGTAGTAAAAACCGATACTACAAGTGGTGCAGGTGTTGCAACAAACATTAACTCTACCGGTAGTAATACTCTTACTGATGCTGAGCAATGGCTGATTACAGTAGACAGCAGCGGAGAAATTTTCTCTGAAGCGGCTATTACTATTGCTGGAGATGGTCTATCTGCTTCTATAAGTGGGTTGCCATTTAACTCAGCAATTACAGTGTTGGCGTATGAAAATACAACACTAACACAAAAAGTTAAAACAATTTCGGCCAACACAACTGAGGCCGGTCTTTCTTTAAATTCAGACAATGAATTTAAACTTAACAAGGTTGACATTTATAAATTCATTAGTATTACAGATGATACATCTGGTGAAGATATAATGTATAAATTCCTAAAAGACAATGGTCAAAGAGACAACTTCTATTGTGCAGGTGGAGGTAAATTAAAGGCAGGAGTTTCAGCACCTGCAGGTACCATTACAGTTGTATATCAATATTTTGATCATGGTGCTGCACCTTCTGGATCTGGGTATTTTGGTGGTAAGGCTTCCTATCCAGGTCTCACATATGATAAAGTGCCTGTTTATACTACATCTACTGGCATTAAACAAAGACTTACCGATGTTATTGATATGAGACCTATTCAAGATCCAGTATCTGGTAACTTTGATACCGGTCAAGCCAGAATTGAACGCATACCGCGCAACACAGATACATTAACTATAGGCACTGCGGAATATTGGAAACCAAGAGTTGATATGATAACAATGGCACCAGACGGTAGGTTGCATTCTCATCAAGGCACATCAAGTTTTAGACTCTTAGAACCTAGAGATATTGATCCAACCCATATGGTATTACATAAGGTTACATTGGCTCCATACACCATTGACAATAAAGATCTTAACACATATACTTATGACAATCGTGGATTTAAAATGTCCGACATAAGAAGTATGGAACGTAGACTAACTAACATTGAGGCCATATCAACTCTAAGCCAGACCGAATGGAACCTTTCACAACTAACAGTATATGATCCCGACAATCCAACAGATGTTAGACAGACTGAAGGTCTATCGGGTGATGGATTTAACAACCTTGCACAAACCGCATGGGATGACGATGATAATAGATCTTCTGTTTATACTGGTTATGGTGTTTTGGCTCCTTTGCAATTTAAGAGACAAGTCGGCACCACTTATGATTCAGATGCATCTTCTGATGTAATAAGAAAAGGAGATACAATCTGGCCAGTATATACAGAAACCGTTGCTGACTGGAGTATGGATTCTGCTACTAGTTATATTCCAGTAAATCAATTTGAAACTGGTAGAACAATTGGTGTTGGAGAGTTAACACCTCAGGCCGATATCTGGACTGAAAGAAAGAAAGTAGATGAAAATTATATCTCCGAACAGGAGGAATCATTTATTGATCCGGATGGAGTAACAGTAACCATAAGTAACTCAGTGGGTTATACCAAGCCACCAGGATACGCAGATGCATACAGACCCCATCTGAGGTAAAGGAAATAAAAAATGAGTCATGGATACTATAAAAATAAAACAGTCACTACCTATTCTGATGAAAATATAGGCTTTGATCAGATCTCAATTCAGAGACCTCAGTTTATCTATTTTGAATTCGAGGGGCTAAGACCAAACATACCTCATTATTTTTTCTTTGGTGGTAAAAATGTTACTACTTATGTAAAGACGGGTGTAGCCAAAACCACATTTACTAATGCGGGAAGAAATTCTAAGTTAAAGGAACCTGGTGATTCATATATTAATGATACAGCATATCCTTCTGCTCAGGGTGGTCCCACGAGCTCAAATGGTGATGGTATCAAAACCGATAATACCGGAAAAATTTACGGATTGTTTTATTTACAATCTAATAGTACACTTAATTGGCCTACAAAATATGATGGTACAGAATTTGTAGTAACTGATGTTGCAACAGCTGTCAAAGAAAATTCAACTTCATATGGAGTATCTAAATTTAGTGCATTTGGTCAGATACAAAATTACTGGGTCAAGGCAAATGTATCTACAACTTCTACCTGGGTGGCTTACACACATTCACCTCCGCCATCAAGTAGCAATAATGATGATAATTATACAGCACCATTATTGTCAGTAAAAGTTGGTAATACATGGCATAATGCATATACACCTTCACAGGTAGCATCAGTTTCTAAAAAAGCTGCAAGTGGTGGCACAATTACAAGTAACAATACCGGGTTGTCCAATACTAATGTAAATAATATTGGTGCTGTGCAAAATGGAACCTATGATAGATCAATGGGTGGATTCTAATGACTAGTCTTTTAAATATTACAGAAAAAAGAAATCCCGCGGCTCAGGTATTTAAGGTACCCGAACCTACTGTTATTACCAAGATTGGTATTTTCTTTGCAAAGGCACATGCATCATTACCTATTACTCTTGAACTTAGACCAGTAACAGAAGGTGGGGTTCCATCTTCTCTTGAATTTGTTCCGGGTTCTAGAGTCACTATGCCAGCTTCTGCTTTTACTAATGCAAGTAGAACTTTTAATAAAAATACTGAAGTAGTATTTGAATTTGATAATCCTGTTTTAATACCACAACAAATGTATATGAGTTTCTGTCTCTATACTTCAGCTCCAATCGGTGCATATGAAATGTGGATTGCAGAAGGCGGAGAGTTCATCACAGGTACTAATACTAAGAAATATATTACATCTGCTGGTGGTGGTGGCTTCTATGGATCATCAAATGATATTTCATGGGAAGCTGATAATAATAAAAACATTGCATTTAAGATATATAAAGCTCAATTTGAAACTGGTAAACAATTTAGAGCAAGAGTTAATGCCAATATTCCTCCTGAAAAGAAACTAACAGAACTTACAAATATTGATAATAAAGCAAGATATACATACGATCCTTTATATTTCACACAAGGTGATGCTACTCTAAAGGTAAACCATCCTGGACATGGATTTAGAGTTGGTGATAAAGTAGAATTATTTTCTGATGGAGTAAACAGTTTTGATAGTGCAGACACTATTAACGGTGTAAGCGGTGCTGCTATCTTAGGCCCTCGTGTAATTAATGCTGTAGATCCATATGGATATTCATTTGAGATGGATGCTGGATCAAGTCCTACCGAGACTATCAGGGCAGGTGGCACAGGTCTAAGTGCTACTGAACAATATGAAATAGCACAAATGCTGTTTAATATACAATATACAACACCCCGAGGAACCGCACTAAACACCGAAGCAAGTTTAACAACTACTACCAGCTTTGCAGGTTCTGAAACTCCATATGTAAAACGTACAGGGCTTTTGGTTGAACCTAATATTTTATCGCATTTGAAAAACCCATACGTTATTGCATCTAATGCTCAGGAGCAACCAACTACAGGAGATTCCGCTGGCGGTAGAGGGTTAAATGAGTCTACATTATTTGATGTCTATATGGAAACACAAGATCCAAACGTTGCACCATACTTTAATGCAGCTACATGTACACTTGACGCCACAAGCTTCTTTGTAGATTATCAGGACTCTGCATCCACTGATGGTAGAAATTTAATTACTACTATACCATGGACATCCGAGACTGAACCTGATGGTGGTACTACTGCATCTAAACATATTACCATACCATATTATTTAGAATATGCATCAGATTCATTAGTTGTATATGTTGATGCAAGCAGACCAGTGGGATCTGATTTCTCTGTGTGGTATAGAACATCTCAAGGTGGTGAAGACCATATTCATGAAAAGAATTGGGTTGAATTTAGTAAGGATGTAAAAAATGTAAAGGGTAAATCTTATTCAGAAATTTCTACGAATAGAAGTTATGAAGAGTATAGTGAATATGCATTTGCGTCATTTAATCTTGCTTCATTTAAAGAGTATCAGATTAAAATTACTTTTAACACTAAAAACCAAGCACAACCTCCTATCTTTAGAAACCTTAGAATTGTGGCAACTTCTTAATGAAAAGAAATTTGATACCTATTGATAATCACCCAGATCTAGCTCGAGACGGAAAAACTGGGCTTATAGTTAATATAAATAAAGAGAAACACAATAGACGTCAGTTGATGAAGCAAAAAGAAGCTGAACAGCGTGAAGAAATAGATGAAATAAAAAATGATGTTCGTGATATAAAATTGATGTTGCAAAAACTATTAGAGAACGGTACAAATGGCTAATAATACAAAAATACCTTCCGTGCAATTAAGTGATACAGTTAATACGCACAGAAAAAGATTTAATCAATTAGTTGATTCTGTTGGTGATATCACCTCTTTGACTACCGATGCAGTTGATGTAGTACAATCAATTAATGAACTAGACGCAAAGCTTGATTCTATACAAAACACTGGTTTATGGACGCCAGGTGCACATTTCTCCGATAGTAATTTTGTAAGTCACTTTGATGGTCAACTTAATGTTGATACTCGGGTTTGGACATCAAATCTCGAAGCAGATTCTGCCTATGTAGGCCAATTAAATGCTTCTCAAGTTGATATAGATTCCGCCTATGTAGATGTACTAGATGTTCATTTCCTGCACGCAGACAGCGCGTATATCGACGGAGATCTATCAGTAAAAGGCAATCTTACAGTTGATGGTATTGCAACGCTTAAAGCTGGTGCCTCTAATAATATTTCATTGGGTGATGATAATACAGACAATGTTATTTTTAACGCAGACGTAAATTCAAATATTTTACCAAATGCTACTGGATTTAATATTGGTTCTCAAACACAAAAATGGGATACAGTGTGGGCTGAGAATGCATCTATTGACTCTGCATATGTAGGCCAGTTAAATGTAAATGATGCTGATATTGACTCTGCATATGCTGATCAACTTAATGTATCTCAGTTTGATGCTGACTCCGCATATGTTGATCAACTTAATGTATCACAATTTGATGCTGACTCTGGTCATATTGATCAATTTAATGCAAGGCAAGTAGCAATCGATTCTGCTATTGTTGATCAGCTAAATGTATTGACTGCTGATATAGACCAAGCTCAATTGGATTCAGCTAATGCTACCAACTTTAGTGCTAGTCAGGTATTAATTGATTCTGCACACATCTATCAACTTAATGTTAATGATGCTTCTATTGATTCTGCCGCTATAACAAATCTACATGTATCACAGTTTTCGGCAGACTCTGCGTTTATAAAACAACTTAATTTTTTAGATGTTGATATTGACTCAGCATTTATGGATCAACTTAATGTTAAGACTGCAGATATTGATACAGCCACATTAGGCCAAGTGACAATTGATTCTGCTTATGCAGGTCAACTTAATGTTGTTACAGGTGACATAGATACTCTGACATCTGCAAATGCTACACTTGATTCTGCTTATATTGGTCAACTTAATTCTGCTAATGCTGATATTGACTCAGCTCATATTAGTCAATTACATGTTGATTCTGCAGACTTTGGAACTCTGAGCACCAGTGGGTTTATAGGTGTTATTGATTCTGCCGCTGCAAGTAATATGCATGTTAACATTCTTTCAGTTAATACACTTAGTGCAGAAACACAAGTTGTACAAGGTAATGTTAGAGTTGGTGATGCATATGTAGTTTTACTATCTGAAAATACACCGGATCAGGGTGTACCTACTCAAAATGCAGGTATAGCAGTTCGCAGACGGGCCTACGATTCTGCGGTAATTGAATGGAATGAAATCGGCAACTATTGGGTTGCTAATTATGATTCATCTAATACTTCTCAAATTCTTACAGCAAGTAACATTGACGGTAGTACACTAGAATTTACATCTGGTACAGTAAATGTTAAGGATAATGGCATTGCCCTAGGTACTAAAACTACTGGTAACTATGTACAGTCAGTTGGAGTAACTGCCTCAACTGGTATTAGTGCATCTGGTACAGGTGAGGGGGCTACCGTAACAATTGCTGGCGTAAATGCCACAACATCAGTTAAGGGTGTGGCCTCATTTAGTTCTGATAACTTTAGTGTAAGTAATGGTGTGGTATCTGTTAAAAATAATGGTATTGCTCTAGGTACAGAGACTACTGGCAACTACATGTCTGGTATTTCTGGAACTACCAATGAGATTACAGTATCTCATACACCAGGTGAAGGTTCATCTGCAACAATTGGTTTGCCAAACAGCGTATCTGGTTTAACCTCGTTTTCGTCGTCATACATTTCTGCGGACTCAGGTAACATTGGACAGTTTAGTGCAGACTCTGCAAATGTATCTGGTAACCTATGGGTAGGTGGAAATACTATACTAAAGGGTAATTTAACAGTATCAGGCACAACCACTACAGTTAATACAGAGACAATTAATCTAGCAGATAATATTATTAATCTTAATAGTAATCATACTGGAGCTCCAACACAAGACGCAGGTCTTAGAGTTGAACGTGGCAATGAAACCGATGTACAGCTAGTATGGGATGAGTCCGCAAGATATTGGATAGTGGGTGAAGGCAATGCCCCAGTAAATTCAAGATTGGTTACCGCTAAGTTTTTAGATGCCACAGCACCTATATCATATGATTCAAATTTTGGTTCCTTTACACATGATACCTCTGGTGTAACTGCAAACACCTATGGCCAGTCCGGTACAGAAGATGGTAGTTATATAAAATCTGTAACTGTTAATGCTACAGGTCACATTACTGCTATCACCGCTGATGACTTTGACAACAGATATGATAACTATGGTTCATGGACAGCTAAGGATGATGATGGTACAACATATACAATCACGTCTGGTGATATACTAACCTTTGACGAAGGTACAGATATTGATGTAAACTTTACTGCTGACGATAACTTAACATTTAGTCATAAAAATGTAACAAGAAATAATGTATCTGCTTCAGAAACAGTGGCACATAGTGGTACGTTTGATGTCGTAGATAGTATTCAGACAAGTGCAACAGGTCACGTAACTCAAGTTGCAACTAGAGCTATCACACTACCAGCTGGTTCTACTCCAAACAATGCTACTATTACAATAGATCCAGGACTTGGGTTAAAGACTGGTGGTAACTTTACTACTGATCAGGCAAGCAATGAAACTATTACTTTGGACTTAGACTCTGCACAACTAAGAGATTATTATCTAGAGCCTCTTGTGCCTGGGTTAACATATTCATCTATAAAATTAAGTGGAGAAACGGAAACTGGAGATCTTCGCGGCAACATACAATCCGATAATGGCATCTTTGGGTTTAGTCACACAAGTTCGGGTTCAATAGTTCCAGTTGAGCTAAAAATTATTCAAGGTGATATTACTTTAAATGATGGCAACGATTTAGGCGCAATAACATTCTCAGGGGAGAATAGTGCAGGTAATACTCCTCACACAGACTATGCCCAAATATTTGCTGAAGCTACTGATGTTACAGATGCAACTGAAGATGGTAAACTGATACTAAGATCTACGCGCGGCGGATCTCTTTATGATGGTATTACTCTTAATGCTGGGATTACTACAATATCTTCGGCTACAGCAGTCAAGTTCACTGCTCCAGCTGATGCAGGATACGCGACAAACGGTGGTTGGGCGGCTGGAACAGACGCAGATGAAAAAGGTGCAACATTCTTCTTTGAACGTGATACAGCCTCCGCAGCAAGTGCGCCAGTTAATCTTAGAATCCACAACAATACGACTTCCGCAGCAGATCAGATGGTTATTGGTCAGCTAGACTATGTTGGCGCTAGTAGTGGTGGAACTAATCTTGATTACGCAAGGATTCGGGGATACGCTAGAGATGTTACTAGTGGAACTGAAGATGGCGCTCTTGAGATGTCTGTAAAAAGTGGGGGTACTAGAACAGAAGTATTTTACGCTGCAGGCAATAGTCATACAACAATTAGTTCTCCTTTTGACATGTACCTAGTACCTACTGGTGATGATATCTTTATGCGAGGTACTACATCAGGTGAAGAGATACAGTTTAATCTAGGTACTTCGGGGCAAACGATCACCACGTCTGATGCTCTTACATTTAGAAATAATTCAAATACATTCACGTTCTCGGCCGAGTCAGAAAATGATACCTCTAGGCCCATTGATATGAGGATAGTAAACACCGATATCTTTACAGAGGATGGCGATACTATCGGTAGTATATCTTTCATTGCAGAAAACTTCAACAGTACAGAAAAAGTATATAGTAGGATAGAAGCGAAGACAGATGATGTATCCACTGGTACAGAAGACGGTGATTTTTCAATATATAATATGGTTGGTGGTACAGAAACACGTGTTTTTAGAGCTGAAGGCCTTGCTACCACAATGAGTGGGGGTTATTGTGCTATTAATTCAGGTCATGACGTTGCACTCGATGCTGGCACCGGCTCCTATAGCTTCAGGTCTGAGCGACAACCTTCTTCAAGTTTATCAGGAGTTCGAGTTAATTTAATTAACGATCCGGGCAGTTCAACATCGGCTAGTGATATTGTAGGGGAAATAAATTTTAACGGGTATAATGGAAGTGGTTTTTATTCAGATTGGTCTAATATTAGAAGCGTAATTGTTGATCCTACAAATGGGTCTGAAGACGGCAAATTAGAAATTAGGACCGAAGTGGGTGGCCAATCTGTTCTATGCGCGACATTTGAAAATACAAATCTTACTGTTCAAGGTGACGTTAACTCAATCTCTGATGTTCGTACAAAGGAAAACATTGAAACCGTTGAGAATGGTCTAGACCTTGTATCACAATTACGTGGTGTTTGGTATAATAAAATTAATAATGAAGATCGTAAGGTTGGTGTCATTGCTCAAGAAGTTGAAGAAGTCCTACCTGAGGTAGTCAACACAGATACTGAAGGTATGAAATCAGTTGACTATGGTAAGATGGTTGGTGTATTAATTGAAGCAGTTAAAGAACAACAGGCCATGATTGAAGAAATGAAACAAGAAATAGAACAACTTAAGAGTAATTAAAATGCCGTATACATTAGGTACTACATATCTATATCGCGATAGCAATGGTGAAGTGGTTGAAGTTGATAAAACACCAGAAATGCTTGCCCAGGATTCTGATCAATTAATTTTTCTTAAAACTAATGAATCATGGATAGAAGCACAGCGGGAAATTAGAAACGATCTTCTTAAAAAATGTGACTGGACACAAGGTGAAGATGTTCCTGATAGTATTAAACTACCATATAGAACATATAGAACAGCCCTAAGGGATCTACCAACTACAGAACATTGGCCACTATTATCAGATAGTGATTGGCCAGCAGAACCAGAGGTGTAAAAATGGCTTTTTTACTTAATGGAACGCCACTCGCCGGCGTACAATTTAATACTCATCAAGTAGATAATGGAGGCTATCAAACGTGGGCCGCAAATGATGTAAATTTTTATAATGAACTTCCTCAGGACACGAATTGGACAACGCTTATTATTTCAATATCACCATGGATAATAGCGCCAGCTGGGGGAAGTACATGGGCAAGTCCAGGCGTGGTAGGCAGGTTTGATGGCAACACCTCATCATCACCCTATAATGAAAAATTTACCATATGGCCAACATCCAGTCCGGTAAGTATATACTCAAAAGCGCTAATAATGGTTCACAGGGGAAAAGACACTAGCATGGTTGAAGTTTATAGATCATCAACCAGCTATCCTGCCGATTACGTGGCCGCCGAAACCCCCCTTACATTAGCCCATCAAAGGTATTATACAGGTGCTGGTTTTGGATCAGCAGGTAACACACTTGAAATTGAATATCCAGCATGGAATGGTGGAACATCTATGGGTTTGAGACATGAAATACTTTGGTATTAAATAATTAAAAATCTCTTTAAGTTTCTTTTTCTTATAAATAAGAACAACGGAGCAGGGGCACGTGGTGTGTCCGACAAAGAAACTGGAGAGTTTTATGGCCCAATACGAAGAATTTACTATCGATAAAGGTAGCGATGTCTCTATCGAACTACATCTTGAAGACGCCAATGGCAATAGTAAAAACCTGGCTAATCATACGATTACAGGTACTATGAAAAAATCATACGCGGCAGAAGCTTCTTATGAATTTACTACAGTAATTGCATCACCTGCTACTGACGGAATTGCTACTCTCTCCCTTACAAACGTACAGACTGCTCTACTGGATACAGGTAGATATGTTTATGATATTAACATATCTTTTTATGACAGTGATAACAACGAGATTATTGAACGTGTTATGGAGGGAAGAATTCAGGTTACACCAAATGTTACAAGTGTTTCAGATGGGCCTTAAAGCAATTTCGGAGACTTAAATGCCAATTCAAACTACCCAACCTAGAAATACTTACGTAAGAAAAGTAATTGTTGGTATACCTATCCGCAAAGTAACATCGGGTGCATTTTCAGTATTTAACCTTACTGGTATGAGTCTTACTAATGTATCTGATAATGATCTTTTACAATTTGATTCTGCATCACAATCATTTATTAATAGGCAAGAACTAAGAGTATTAACAGTTGATGAAATTACTCTCGATAGTGATACTATATCTCTTGCCAATGATCATCTTAATATTCAAGGCAGTGTTGATGTAACAGGCAACCTTACATCTACCGGTGATATAGAAGCAAATCAATTCAGACAGACTGTTCTTGGTGCCTTTAATGACTCTGATCTTACTACAAAAAGATTTGTGGATGATGAAGTTGATAAAGTTAAACATGCAATCTTTGTAACTGATGATAATTTTACTGATTCTATTTCTCTTTATGATGCCGAAACATTTAGAATTATTGGTGGTAATTCTATTAGCACTTCTGCTACTAAAATTGGATCAGAATATAGACTTGTATTAGATGTCGATTCAACAGGTGTAACACCCGGTGAATATGGTTCAGGTGCGCAAGTCCCAGTTCTAACCGTAAATGATCAAGGGCAAGTAACCGCCATTAACACAGTTGCAGTTGCAGGTGTCACAAATCTAGATTATGATTCATCAGACAATAGTGGTGAAATTACTATATCAACAGCTGACGGTCAAACATTTACCACAGCCGTTACATTAAGTCCTTTCTCTACAAATGATTTAAAAGAAAGTGATAACCTTTATTATACACGTGCAAGATTTGATTCCGCTCTAGGAGATGCAACATCTACGTCTACAATTAGAGGTATGATTAGTACTTCTGGTGACTTGCAGTATGATACTAATACAGGCATTATTTCAGTTGACATTCAACAAGTTTACACTAGTGAAGACTTTGACTCTGACCTAGATCAAGCTATTGAAAATAGCGTAAACATACATTGGTATCCTGATTCTAACTATTTTGATCTAAATGTAACTGGGGTTGATTCTGGCACATTTGGTTCTGCTACCGAGATTCCAACATTTACCGTTGATAGATATGGTCGTCTATACGACATTACGACTACAACTGTTGCGGGGGTTGACTCAACTAGTTGGTTATCAAATTTAAATACATTTAGAATCAATACAGCTGATGGTGGTACGTATGATCAAGTGATTGATTCATTTGGTCAAGACATAAGATTCCAAAACGATGTTGCAATTACTTTGGGTTCTACGGATGGCGTAGACGTTGATCTTTATCATGATGGTAGTAATTTCTTTGTAAAAAATAATGCATCGGGTAAAGTAGAAGTATGGTCTGATCAACAATACTTTAAGACAGGTGATGGTAATACCTTATTTGATGCCGAACGTCTTGGTGAAGGTGTAAGACTATTCTATGACAATTTGGTTAAATTCCAAACTACTGATAGTGGTGTAAATGTATTAGGCAATATATTACCAGATCTTGATTCAACCTATGATCTTGGTTCTCTTAATCGTAGATGGAAAGATCTATATCTATCTGGCCAATCAATATATCTTGGCTCACTTGTATTATCTGATAGTGATGGTGCCCTTGCTGTTAAAAATGCTAATGGCCAAACAGTAGATCTTGTAGCTAAGCATGCTAGGTTTGATTCAGCATATATTTCCCAGTTAACGGTAGATAGTCTAAACGTTTCTCAATTACATATTGACTCTTCATATATTAATAACTTTAACATTGTTAATATGGAAGCTAATTCTGCTGAGATACAACAATTAGCAGTAGATTCAATTTCAGCTCAAACACTAAATGTTGTAACTGGTGATATTGATCAGTTTACTACAGACTCGGCTTATGCAATTCAACTTAACGTTGTAACTGGTGACATTGATACTCTAACATCAGCTAATGCAACTCTTGATTCTGTATATGCAGGACAACTCAACGTAGCAACTGGTGATGTAGATACATTTACTTCTGCAAATGCTACAATTGATTCAGGCACTATTACTAATCTTAATGCAGTAGATGCTTTGATTGATTCTGCACGTATAACAAATCTTAATGTAATTACTGGTGATATAGATACAGCTACACTGGGTCAAGTGTCTATTGATTCTGCAGTAGTAACAAGTTTAAATGTAAACACAGGTCACATTGATGATCTTAGTGTAGATAGTATACATGCTACACAATTAGATGTTAACGTTGCTCATATTGATGCTCTGACATCTGATTCAGCTACTATTACTAACTTAGCAGTACCTACAGGTATAGTAAGTCAACTTACATCAGACTCTGCGTATATTTCTCAATTTAATGCAGATAGTGGTGTAGTTACTAATCTTAAATCAACTACAGCGATTGTTAATAATAAACTAACTGTTAAAGATGGCGGTTATGTATTATTTGAACCAACAGCTAATACTGATGGACCAACCTATTCAGAAGGCACTCTATGGTATAATCAAGATGCTCATACACTTTACTTGCAAGGCGCAAGTAGTGATATGGATATCCAAATTGGTGAAAGAGAATGGGTAAGATGTCGTAACAATTCTGGTGTATCTATTTCTAAAGGTCAACCCGTATATGTTACTGGTGTACACATTCCAGGTGATGATGTTCATGGCCATCATCCCACTATTGCTCTAGCGGATGCGTCAGATGTTACTAAAAAAGATGTTCTGGGTCTAGCCGGCGAAGATATTGCAGATGGCGCACATGGATATGTTGTTGTAAGAGGTTACATTCAAGGAATCGATACTTCTGCATTAACCGCAGGTGGTAGAATTCATCTTGGTTTCTCTGCTCCCGGTGCTATTACGGATACAGCTCCTGAATATCCAAACTATCCAATGGATGTTGGTATCTGTTTAACATCAGATACAGCCAACAATGGTGGTTCTATATACGTGCAATTGTATGACCATACATTTGAAAGATTCCGTGTAACGGGTGCTACTCGTATTGATGGTAATGTTACAATTGCTGGTAACCTACAAGTTCTTGGTACACAAACTACTTCATCTTCTGCGGCGCTTAACGTTTCTGATACATTCATTTATCTCGGTGGTGGAGATACTATTGGCGAAGCTGGTACTAACTTTCAGGGCTTAGGTTCTGGCGGAACAGGGCTAGATGATGCTACAATATCGGGACACTTTACAGGTGAGGCAACTACTACCTATTGGGTGCGTATTAAAACCGCAGGTGGCTCAGATATAATTGAATGGGCAAAAGATTCTGATTTTACCACAATAGAATATTTTGATTCAGCTGGTACCGGATTAACGGAATGGAATCTTAATACTGATGGTTTAACAGCAACTTTAGCTGGCCAAGACAATCAGGTAATTACATTTGGTGCATCTACAGGTCACACTCAAGGTGATAGATGGAAAGGCACCGCTTCTCCGATCAACGTACAAATTGGTATTGCCGGCAACTATAATAACCCTGCTGATTCATATGCACACTCTGGTTTGTTTAGAGATGTATCTGATCAACGTTGGAAATTTTTCCAAGGATATCAGCCGGAACCTGAAGGTAATATCAACACTGGACATTCAACATTTGCACTGGCCCCTGTTCAATTTAGTATGGGTTATGGTAACTTAACTGGTAATGTTACTGGTCAGGTATCATCATTGCAGAATCATAATACAGACGTTCTTAGTGAGGGTTCAACAAATCTCTATTATACTGATACAAGAGCTGATAGTGATGCTAGACATGCTATTTCTGTTTCGGATGTAGGGGGTGATGGTTCTTTAAGTTATGCACCTGCAACTGGTATTATCACATATACAGGACCATCTGCAACTGAAGTTAGAGCGCATCTTGTTGAAGGTAATGGAATTACATATGATTCCGCCTCTGGTAAAATTACTATTACCGATACCGGAGTTGACTCGGGTACCTATGGTTCAGCTTCCTTAATTCCTGTATTTACTGTCAATTCAAGAGGGCAAATTGATTCGGTAGGAACAGTAGCCGTTGCTGGTGTGTCCTCTACTTCTTTTGATTCGGCAACAGGTATTTTAACTATTAATACGGCTGATGGTGGATCATTTAATACTATTATAGCAGATTCTGATTTTACTAAGCAAAGAGCCAGAGATGCCTTTAGAGCTACTGGAGACCTTTCTTACGATTCTGCCACTGGTACATTTAGTATTGATGTAGAACAAATTTACACAGCAGATAATTTTGATTCGGATTTTGGAATAGCCATTCAAACAATTGATGGTCATTTAGTTCCTGCAATCAATGAGACATACGATCTAGGTGATTCAAACTACCGTTGGAAAGATTTATATCTATCTGGAAACACAATTAATCTTGGTGGCACTCTTATATCTGTTGACTCAAATGATGGCGGAGTAAGATTCCATAATCCTGCATTCGACAGAGTGCCCATGAGAGGCCTAGAAATTGATCTAGGTGGTGCTGGCACAAAAATTACTCTTAAGAAACACAGTACGAATGGTTTACTACAAGTAGTTGATTCTGATAATACTCAACTGAAATACGACCTATCCCAACAAACTACAGATAGTTTAGGTGAAGGTTCCTTAAATCTTTATTATACAGCAACTAGAGTTGATAGTGATATTGACGCAAGATTGGTTGGTGGTACTGGAATTACGGTAGCATCTGGTGATATTTCTATTACCAATACCACAGTCACTGCAGGTACATATGGTTCTGCATCTCAAGTGCCGGTCTTTACGGTTAATGCCCAGGGTCAATTAGATTCTGCGGGATCAGTTAGTGTTGCAGGAGTATCATCCACATCATTCGATTCTGCTACAGGTGAATTTATTATTAATACAGCCGATGGTGGCAGTTTTGCAACACTCATACTTGATTCTGACTTTACATCACAACGTGCAAGAGATGTAATGGTAGCAGGATCTAACATTGTATATGATTCTGCATCAGGTCTAATATCACTTAATACAAATCCATCAGTTGCAGATATTACTGCTTCAGGTAGAGTTACAATAAATGATGATAGTAATGGTACATTTATAGTTGATAACAACACCATTCTAAGAACCTATGGTGGTAGAGATTCTGATAATGCTAATACAAACATTCCAGCATTAGTAGGCCTAGTTGATAGCTATGGTGATGATATTATTAACATTTATGTAAGAACCGACTTTAAAACATCAGCACATCGTTATTATGGTTCAGGCTCTGCGAAAGGTTATTACATTGCCTTTGATTCAGATGATTTATATACAGCAAGAGAAATTCAAGCTCCTCATTTGGATCTTCAACCTGGTACTACATATAGATTCCATCAAAACGATTCTTCAATGTCTACACATGACATAAGATTCTATTTTGATAATGAAAGAAATGGTTCTATTACCGACTCTGCAGCAAAAGTAATCTATAGTGGAACAGCCGGGGATATTAATGTTGGCAATACTTGGTCTCAAATCAGAGTTCATGATTATGGACCTAGAACAATTGCATATCAATGTTTAAACCATCCTTATATGGGCAATGCAGCGAATACAAATACAACCGGTGGAGGTAGAATTTGGTCTACAGCAGATGGTGTAAAAATAGAGGGACTTATTTACGGTACCCTTGACGGTGGTACATATTAACTATATAAATAATGACAAGTAGGATTTTTATCCATTAACTTACCTTTTTAGGAATTAGATATGGCAGCAAATATTAAGCTAAAGAGATCGGCTGTTGTAGGCAAGCAGCCTCAAGCAGGAGACCTAGACTATGGTGAGCTAGCTCTTAACTATAGTGATGGTATTCTCTATTATAAAAATTCAGCAAATGTAATTAATAGCATTTCAGGTGGTGGAGCCACTACGGATAGTGATGCACCGACACAGTCTTTGCAAGATGGATCTCTTTGGTGGGATGCCATAAATGGTAAATTAAAAATTTATTATATTGATGAAGATGCTCAAGCAACACCACAAACAATATCTCTTACTTCTACAGCTTCTACTAACCAAGACTATGAAATATCTGGTTCCGATAGAATCACAACACATAGTAGTGCTTTAGATCCCAACATATATCTTATCCAGGGTGACACATTACAAATTACTCAGAACACTGATGCAACACACCCCATGTATTGGGTTACACAACTTAGTATTACAGACTCTTATGATGCCCAGTATAATATATCAGGTGTAACAAACCAAGGTGCTTATGGCGGAGTCGTAATTTCACATCAATTTAATACAGTTGGTACTTTTTATTACATTTGTTCATCACACCCTAATATGGTCGGCACTATTACTGTAGTAGCCGCGGAACAAGCAGGTGCACAATGGGTCGATGCTACGCCAGGCACTCAAGGATATACAGGATCTGCTGGTGCTATATTTCAAGGTGAAAATGCACCAGCTAATCCAACAGATGGGCAAATTTGGTATGATAGTAAAAGTGGCAGATCTTATATTTACTATACGAATCCATCAACATCTCAATCACAATGGGTACTGCAGGCGGATCCTACTGTAACCGATGGGGATACAGGTTATACAGGATCTATTGGGTATACAGGATCTAAGGGTAGTATATCACCAAGGTTTATTTCTATGGAGTCTCCAGTAACCGCTGATGAAAAAACCTTAATGTATGTTCATGAGACAGTAACAGTTCAACTTGTAAGGGCCTGTATTGTTGGTGGTACAAACGTGCAGTATGATTTAAAATTTGGTTCTGACCGGTCATCTTCAGGCACTGTAATTGCTGCAGAGACAACTTCAAATACAACTTCTGGATCTACTCCAATTATTGCTAATGCAGCAATACCCGCAGGATCCTGGATTTGGGTAGAACTTGTTTCAGTTGCTGGTTCGGTTACTGAATTTAATTTAACTATTGATTTTACTACATAGGATTGTAAAATGGCAGCATTAACTTTTCCAACAAGTCCAAGTCATTTAGATACATATACTGATCCTAACCAAGCTATATGGCAATGGGATAGTGATGGACCCACCTGGAATGTAATTACATCAACTACTAGAAAAAACTTTAGTGGTGCTAAAAGACAAGTTAACGTGGCAGACTTTTCTGTAACAACTGATTTTGTAGCACTTGAATTTTCGCGAAATATATATGAAGTTGATAGTTATTTCTTAACAAGTGATACAACGTCAACAGTACCAACTACAGGTTATTATAGAGTTTCTGCAAATTTATTTTCCGGTACCGATGGATCTGGTTCTTCTTATACAGTTGAACTACGGATTAATAATATAAAAAGATACGATATATCTTTTGGTCCAAACCAATCAACAATTGTTGACGAAACATTTAGTTTAGTTCAAGGTGACACAGTTGCATTTTTTGTTAAAGAAGCAACCGGTACGGGTACTATTTTGGCGGCAAGTACATTTACAATATATCGTATAGGATATTCACCAGGTACTGGGATTAGCAATCACAATGCGTTTAGTGGAGTTAAAGCAATTATTACTCAGGAATTTAATACTACTTCTACTCCTTTACCCATAACATGGGGTACAACTGATTTTAATGCTAATGCTAATGTACTAGGAGATCTTTATTGGTATTCCGCGGTACAGGAACGTGTTACTGTAAGATCTACTGGATATTTTAACCTAAAAAGTTTTGTAAAGGCAGGCACAGCAGGGTCTGGAAATTCTTATACTATTACTATTAAAAAGAATAGAAATCTTGGAACAGAAGCAGATCTTTATTCAGGAACATTGAGTCCAAATGACTTTGCTCAATTGGATGAAACGATTTATCTTTTAGAAGATGATTTTTTAGAACTTATGGTATCAAATAGTGATAACACAGGAAGCATTACTACAGATACATATTTAGAACTCGTCAGGGAAGGATTATAAAATGGCGTTTGTTAAATCAACAAGTACTCTTTCAGCTGATGCCGTTACAGTCCCAAATCTTTCTGGCGGTGACAATGGTAAAGTTGTAAGAATGACAGGAGCTAATACAGCGGTTAATGCTGCTAATACGGATACGGTAACACAATTAATGTCTACACTGATTAAAATTGGTGATGAATATTATGCTTCTGGCACAGTATCCGGATTTACAGGATTAACACCAGGCGCGCCCTATTTTCTGGATGCAACAGGTGGTATTGTATCATCACCACCTACTCCAAGCGCAACTACAAGAGCAATGGTAATTGGATTTGCTCTTAACTCAACAGATATTGTCTTTAGACCAGGAATACCTATTTCAGGAACATAATTTATGACCATTGCTAATTTAACACAGCATTATTCTTTAGGTGACTCGGATTTCTTGGGCTTACCAGTTATGCATCATATTTCAAATGATGGTTTTTGGTATGCATATAGAACATCTGATTTTGCAAATAACTCAACACTAGCGGGCAACTCTATTGTGCCTTATCAATGGGATTCTGCTTTGACTATTGGTTCAGGTTCGCAGTTAGCAGGAAACTCTGCTGCTGTAGAACTAGATGGTACAATTGCCTTTATTGACGAAACACACGATGGAACTTCTAATAGATATCACGGTGGATGTATACAACATATTGGTGCTGGTGTTAATGACATTACAAACATTACCGAAAATAACGCTTTCTTTTTTGGTCATATTGGTACCTGGGGTGATGATGGTACCCAAACTGGTGGTTTGTTAGAAGATGATGCATTCTATTGGGATAGACTTTATCAAACATCTGCTGGTGGTGATTGGGAGTTTTATCAATACCACAAACACCTTCCTTCTAACTATGCGCAGTTTGATGATGGTAGATTAGTATGGGATGCTGATGGATACGTTAGATCAGCTGATAAACAGTATGGTTATCTAATTACTATCAGAGCTACATCAGGTGGGTCGTCCTATAATGTTCCATTGGCACGTATTCACACTCCATCAATTGGTGGTGCTCACAACTCACACAACGATGTTACATTGCCTTCAACTGCAGGTGTAAACTACCTTGCTGGTGGTATTCTTAAAGGTTCTTCAAATAGATTCCACGCCTTCTATATGGATTCTTCTTCTACTGATGGAGAATGGAATGTATATTCTAGAACATTCACTTCATCTTCAGGTTCCTTTACACCACAGGTTAACTATGGATCATATGATTTAGCAACCCCTACATTTGTACCATATCCAGGTGGTAATGCTCAAGCTGAAGGTATTGCAAGTCAATATCCAATGAGGGTATCAGCAGGTCATACATTTGGTTCTTATGTATACTGGCCGACAATTATGAAGGCGCAAGTTATTGACTTTGGCGATCTAGTTGTTACTGCAAATGGTGGTAACCTTTATCAATTAAGTGGTACGGACAGACAAGCCCCAGGCACACTTGATGGCGTGGCTAACCACCCAACCGTTAAATTAAAAGTTGGGGATACTGCCAGATGGGCTTTTGCAAATTCAGGTGACGCCTCAACTCACCCACTTTATATTAAGACAAATAGTAATACAAATACAACTGGTCAGGCTGCGGGTGCTTCTGGACATGGTACACAGTTTATTACCTTTACACCACAAACAGCAGGTACATATTACTATGTTTGTGTTGTGCATAGTGGTATGTATGGTGTTATTGAAGTTACGGATATTGATGATACATATGATACTCAGATTTGGCGTGTAACAGACGCTAATACTATATCACCAGGTACACTTGAACGATACAATATGCCATGGAACTATAGAGCAACTCCTGAAAGACCTGATCTTTTAATTACCAGTGTTGGTACAAAGTTATATGTAGCGGGTGCAGGATCTTTAAGGGGAGGTGCAGATCTCTACAGCGCAACTACTTTAATTGACTCAACTGGTGCACTTTATGATGAAGGTCAAATTTGTACAAATACTATTGCTAATGAATTAAGAGTGCATGGATTTAAGTACAATGCTACAAATACTAAGTTCTATGCTCTATTAAGTGGCACACAAGGAACTGGTACCTATTCAGGAAAAGGTCTGTATAGTTTTGACCTTGCAGGGGGTTCTTTTGATGGTTATGATCATTTAGATTATGATGTAGCCACGGGCACATATGTTACAAAAGGGCCCAATACTGCTGGTCATATAATGTATACACACTCTGATGCCTCATTCACTAAAAAGACAACATCAGAACCGGAAGGTATTACACAGGGTACCTCTATAATGCAATATCAAATTGCATCTCCTCAGTTCTTTAATAAGACAGAGGTAAATACAAATTATGAAGAATATTATTTCCAAGGTATTTACCTATCAGACGGTCGTAAGGCTTTGGTGGGGCAGATAAGAGAAAATCCACAAAATACAGGTTTGGGCGGCGATCTTCTTCTTACTATTATTGATAACGAAAACAACGATATTAGTTATACATATGCTGCAGAAGGTGACGATTATATCACAGGTATTATTGAAGATGTTGAAAATAATAGATTGGTTTTATCCGGATATGCTAAAGGAGAACTTACTTCAAAAGGATCCCAAGGTGTTCATGGATGGGGCAGAAACCTAAAAGAAAATGCTGACTCTGCTGAAATGGAGTTCACAGGTCTATTTAAAACTGAAGATCATGGATTTAAAACCGTTGGCAATTCTGTAAGACAGAAGTGGCCATTTTTATCAAAATATGACAAGGATTATAATTACAAATACTCAAAGTATTTTTCATTAGGTTTTGATTCTGATGAATTACATACAGTAACACCGTTGTCTAACGGCAAGGACTATATTGTATCGGGTTGGACTAAAAACGGTACCAATTATAAAGATGGCTACATGGCCAGAATTGATAGTGCTGATAATGTTATATGGTCTAAAAGATTTGGATCGGGTACAAATTATAATAGATTTACTACTCATGCTGTAGTGCAAAATGGTGGTAATGACAATATAGTTGCATTTTTATCAAATGAAAGTATAGATGACTCAACTCAAACTGCTGGTATTTTGTCTGTAATTAATACACAAGGCGATGTAACCTCGGCCAAACTTTTGCAGTTAACCGAAGGTAATTTTTGGTTTAATAAAATAAAACCGGGACGGCCAAATACTGGAGAATTTTTATTTGCAGGATCTGATGTAAGTAATGGATATAGAGGACCAAGTTGGGGAATTGGTAATATAAATGAAGCAGATCTATTACAATACATAAGATATCATTCCTGGTCTACAACCGCTGTGTCGGACAACCAAGGTAACAATGTTATTGAATCTGAATATAACGATATTGTACTTAATAGATATGATAGTGACAATAGCCGCTATAAGGTAATGGTTGCAGGTAAACGTGAAGACACTTCACTTGCGGATAATGCTGGTACAACTGTACCATATACATCATATCAACATAGATCTTTTGCTATAGCTGGTAGTTATGATTTAAGAGATAGTGCAGGTACTTGGCTTTCTGATACCAGATGGGAAAAACAATACTACTCACCTACTTCGGGGGCATATCTTGAAGAAATAAATACACTACTTTCAGAAGATTCTAGTATAAGAGAGTGGTGGTATAATGATGCCGATGAACATCCAAATCCAGGAAACCATAGAACCATTGCTTTAACATCTGGTCTTAATTTAGATTCTGGCGGTGAGCAGAGTTTTGGTATGCAACGAAGAACTGGTACTGCAATTCTTGGTATTAATGATTCAGATGGATCTCTTTATTTCTCTAATTCATTAGGTCATATGGGTGAAGACTTTATCAATAAGGATATGGTCTGGGATGAGAAAGGTCTAAATTTTGTTTTCTGTGGTAGTTCAACATCACACTCTTATGGCAGAGATGCTATACTTATGAGACAAATGAAAGATGGTTTTGGCACCGGTGTATATCATACTTCGTATTCTACTTCCAATGCTTATTATTATGATTCAAATAATCTTTCATCTATAGATGAAACAATTCTTAATAATAATAGTACAGAAATTACATCTTTTACTCCATTTGACACAACTCTTGATGTAAATAACATAGCGACTTCTTTACTTGATCAAACTTATTATTCTACTGAGTATAATGGTTCATACGGCGCAAATGGGTTGTTTACAGGTTTCTTGGCTTATATTGACCTAGCTGATCTACAAACTTTCCTCAACTCTGATCAATATGCTGAAGATAAAAATAATGGCCTAAACATACACCAAGCAAATGATATATTTAAAATCTTTCAACTTTCTACTGTTGGAGATGCTACAGCGGATGACGGCAACATATTTGCATATGATGTATTAAAGTCCTCGGATGGTGAATACTATTATACTGGTGGCCAGGTATCCGGAAACATGGCATTTACTAACACTGGTCTATCAGGGGTTTATGATTATTGGTTGGGTCAGTTTAATATTGAAACTGATGAGTGGAGATTCTGGCAAAACGGATCCTTTGAAGATGAAGAAATATATGCTATTGAAGAATTAAGAGGTTCTACTCCATCAAACCTCGTAATGAGTCCAACCGCAACAAATAATGGTACTGTAAATGGTACGGTGTCATGGACTCCTACTACAGCTGGTACATATTATTATCAATGTGGTAATCATAGTAATATGGTTGGTCAGATTACGGTAACTGATGTTCAAGGGTCTAATTCTACATTTAATCTTAATGCGGGTGCAGTATTTACAGATGCTCTTTATTGGTCTATTTCTGGTACAGATAGATCAACTACACATAGTAGTGCACTAAACCCTACAATTACTATTGATACTGGTGATACTTTAAATATATCAGTTTCAACTACTAATAGTAATCACCCATTCTACATTCAGACATCTCCTGGTATTTCACCAAAAGCTGGTAACATTGCATTTGCAGGTAGAACAACAGGTACTCTGGCAGGTGCAAATCAACTTATTGGTGGATATGATCTTTTCCTAGGTATCTTTAATCCAAGAACATGGAGTTCGGATTATTACGTAAATGGATCTGGATTTAATGATAAAGTTATGAACCTACATGATATTAATGATACGATTCCAAACACATTAGCATTGGTATACACATCATTTGGTTCAGTAAATGGATCTGCTGTATTTGGTTCGGAAGATATTGGTATTATTACATTTGATTATTCATCCGATACCTGGAGTCAAGGGTTTAATACAGGCTCGGAAACATCAGAAGAAATTGAACAAAATGGCAAACCAAGTTCTAGGTTACCTGATGGTAGAATTGGAGTTGTTTGTAATACAGCGGGTGCATTTGCAGATGATGCTAATACTTATGGTCTAAAAGATATGGGACTAGGTATTTTTGATTTTGACAGTGATGGTAATGGCAACTATAAAGGATGGTCTAAATATCAAGTAGGATCAGGATCATCTGATTTCTCTTATAGTGTTGACAATAATGGTTCTACATTCTTAGTAACAGGATATTCAGAAGCAACATGGGATAGAGCAGTGCATGGTGTTTTTGTTGAATTCGACCCTGAAAAAGGGTTCTTAGCGAAATCCGCGGGGAGTTAATAAATGGCGGCGTTAAATTTTCCAATCAATCCAAATCATAATGATTCTTATTCCGCAAATGGTATAACCTATCTTTATGACTCTGATACTACATCGTGGGTTGCAAATCAGTTTTTTGGATATACAGGATCTCAAGGCTTTACGGGTTCGAAAGGTGCTGGATTTACAGGGTCCCGAGGTAACCTAGGATTTGTAGGATCAACTGGTTTTACAGGTTCAATAGGTTACACCGGATCAATAGGTTATACTGGTTCATCTGCTGCTCAGGGTTTAAAGTATGAAGCTGATATTAGTACTACAACCCTTAATACTTTATCTAGTGGACGTATAGGTTGGAATAATGCTACTTTAATTTCTGCCACTCAAGTTGGTATTCATAGAACTAGTTCTGATAATATTGACAACATAAACTACTTAAATACATTTGATGATTATGGAGGAACTTCTGACCGTGGTTATCTAATGATAAGATCTGCTGATGCTAACTCTTCAGACTTTTTACTCTACAGAGTTACGGGCAGTAGTACTTTTTCTAATAGTGTAATGATATTTGATACTACCTATTTGGGTGGTTCCGCAACACCGGTTACGGGTGAGGATATGATTCTCACCTATATCCACAGAGGTAATAGCGGATTTGTAGGTTCTCGGGGAGATCAAGGTTTTACTGGATCAATAGGTTTTACTGGATCAAGAGGCGATCTTGGATTTACAGGATCTATAGGTGATCAAGGTGTAATTGGATTTACAGGTTCTCAGGGTAACCAAGGGGTTGCAGGTGTAAGTGGTTCGGGTGGAGGCTTATTTGGTCTTGTCGGCGAAAGGTCAACAACTCCTGCTTCTGGAGATCAATTCTCATTTGGTAACGGTGCTACTGCAAATATCTTTGGTGTAAAAGTACCAGAAGATATGGTACTTGATGCTATTACAGTTACTACACAAAACGCAGTAACAACCAGCATGCAAATATCAATAAGAAGGGGTGGTGCCGCCATTGCTACTGCCACCGTTGCATTTGGTGATAATGATGTACGAGTATCAAATCTTAATGTATCTGTAAATGCCGATGATGAAATTTCCATACGTTGTGAAACATCTTCTACTGGTTCAGGTGCAGTAATTGCAACAGCATGGTTTACTACAAATGGTGCTAAAGGATATACCGGATCACAAGGTATTCAGGGTATTCAGGGACCACAGGGAAATCAAGGGTTTACAGGATCTCAAGGTATTATTGGTTATACAGGTTCTCGAGGTGACATTGGTTATACTGGTTCTAAAGGCGATCAAGGTATTCAGGGACCTATCGGATATACTGGTTCTCAAGGTATACAAGGTATCCAGGGTCCTATCGGATATACAGGATCCCGTGGTGTTACTGGTTATACAGGATCTCAAGGTGTTATTGGCTACACGGGCTCAAGAGGTTCAGATGGTACATCAATTGCAATCCAAGGATCTGTTGCAACAACTGGTAACCTACCCGGTTCTGGTAATACAGCTGGTGATGCTTACATTGTTACAGCTAATGGTAATCTATATGTTTGGGACGGTTCATCATGGGTAGACGCCGGGCAGTTTGCTGGATATACTGGTTCTCAAGGGGTAAGAGGTTATACTGGATCTAAGGGTGATACGGGAGCCGGAGGTCCTGGAGGCGCACAAGGTCCTATAGGTTATACGGGTTCTCAAGGGATTCAGGGACCTCAGGGTGCTCAAGGCCCACAAGGTCCTAGAGGTTATACTGGTTCTAAAGGTGATCAAGGTAATCAGGGTCCAGGTGGTAGTCAGGGCCCTAGAGGTTATACTGGATCAAAAGGTAATACAGGTGGTACTGGTCCTATCGGATATACGGGTTCTCGGGGTCTTACAGGTCCTGGTGGCCCAGCGGGTCCTGGTGGTGGTCAAGGTCCTAGAGGTTATACTGGATCTAAAGGTGATACTGGTCCAGGCGGTCCAACAGGTCCAGGTGGC